CTGCCCGGAACGTCCATCCCTCGACGAAACCCAGATAAGTTCCAGCAGACATATTGAGTGGCAAATCCGAGATTCGTAACGGAAGTCCCATAAAGATGTTAATCAAAGAATCCCGGTCTGTGTTATCGATTTCTGGATTGGTCAATTCGTATGTGATCTGATTGAACATCGGCAACGGATAGGCCCGGAGAGTTAAATAGAAGGCTGCTTGAGCATCGGCGTCTGCATGATTCTTCAGGGTCGTGGTGACTATTTGCGCTAGACGTCCGTAAATGGCTATGGAATCCGCATCTTCAAAAGGAGTGGTCTCATTGTTTGAATTGGCCCCGTACTTCAAAGTCACCGAATTCCGGACGTCTCCAGCTCGTGTCTGGATAGTAATGCCGTTAGATAAGGCCTGAGCTGCTGAAAGGTCGGTATAGCCGTTAGTCGCCAGATAAATGCTCCGGTGAGTCGAATCGGCATAACTGATTCTGCCCTGAGCATCTTCATAAATATAACCTAATCCGGATGTGGCAAGGTCTGAGACCAAAGAATAAACCGTCGTCCGGTCGGCAGTTCGTGCAGCTAAATCATAATTTCCTGGAGTATCAATCTCACCAAGTCCCACGTTCTCTGCGTTGGCCCAAGTTGTTGTTGGAGTATATGTAGCCCACGTCAAAGCGGCTGGAACTTCGCTCCAGTTATTGAGAAGCAAATCCGTCAAGACTTCGAGGATTTGAGTTCCATCATGAGCTGAAGCCAAGGCTCCATCGGTAAGGGCTTTAGGAAGTCGAGATAGGGCTCCAAGCGCGATGATGGAGATGGTCTGATTGATTCCCACGACTCCAGAACTGGAGACTGAGATAGACACGTCAGTAATTGTGCCGCCGAATATCGGAGTAAAGGTAGCGGTTGAATCTTTGAGTTCAATCGTCACAGAGTCATTGATATTAATATCCACGACTGACTGGTCGAGATTTATGAGCTGCATATTCACATAACCGGCATTGGCCTGCTCATAGATATTAACGCGGCCAGAAGTTATCGTCAGATTGGCAAGCGTGAAGTTGGTGTAAATCGTCCCATTGATGGTGACGCGCCAGATTGGATTCCAGACTGTCACACTGCAACCAAGTTACTAGAACCACCGGTGCCACGGTAGGCAGAATTATTGAGGGTATCTACAATCGTCCGAGCCGTACTTTCGGGGTCAATTGCACCATTAACTGTGATGCTGATGCGTGCAGCATTTTGAGAATCCGTAAAACCACCGCCACCCATAGCAGCTAAACGAGCGGCATTTTGTGAATCAGTAAATCCACCACCAGCAATGCTGGCGGCCGCTTGAGACGCTGAACTAGCTGCAGAAGCTACACCTGAAGAAGTCGAAGAGGTAGAAGTCGATGGTAGGGCAATCTTTGGAATTGTGGTCGTGGTAGTAATTCCCGAAGTGGAGACGGTTGGCATTTTGACGGTGGGGGCTCCACTGACTGGAATAGTTGGAATATTTGGTAAAAGTGGGATGGAGTTGTATTTAGTAATCAGCCAGTTGATAACTCCGATGGCCGCTTCGACCGCAGTCGTGATGGCCCCAATAATTCCGCCAATAATATTTATGACACCGCCAGCAATCTTTCCTACGATCTGAAGGGCTGCTCCTAAAGTCGTTCCGAGAACCGGTGCCACGTAATCCGCGATTAACTTTCCAAAAGCCAGAAATGCATCCATATTTTCACCGATGGCATCTTTGACGTATCCGAAGGCTTTAACCAGACCATTCCAGATTGGAGTGAAGACGTTGCTCAGAGTTGTACCGAGATTCGTAATATAAGACGTCAATCCGCCAGACTTATCGGAGAAAGCAGTAGATAATTTCTCGACGATTGGCACCACGTACTGAGTGAAATATCCGACTAACTTCTCCAAGATAGGAAGCAAGGCGTAGCCAATAGTCTCTTTGGCTTCGTTGAGTGTGGTCTTGAGAATGTCCATTCGACCCTGAAAGGTCTGTGCGTTACGAGCTGCGGCACCGCCGAATAAATCTGAAAGACGTGTCTGGACTTGGGTGAAATCCATCGTCTTAAGTTCAGCCGATGACAATCCAATGCCTAACTTGCCGAGGGCAGTCGTGTTCCCGTCATAAGCCTTGCCTAACGAATTTGCCACCGTTTCAAGCGGTTTCCCGGTTTGCGTTGAAATATCAAGGGCCAAAGAAAGAAGCTCTTGGGCTTTACTCGCATCTTCGGTCGAGATTGCCAGCCGTGATAAAGCCGGGCGAAGTTTGTCGTCCGAGACTCCGGTGGCCAAAGACATCTTAAGAATCTGCTTTTCTACCGAAGCAATCTGGTCATTTGTTGCGCCAGTTGCGTTCTGTAATGCGCTGGCTAATTTAACCTGCGATTGTTCGTCTTCGATGGCTGCTTTGACTCCATCGACGCCAATCTTGATTGCGTAGGCACCAGCCGCAGCAGCTGCGGCGGCAAAGGCTAGACCGGCCTTCTTTCCGAAGTCTGTAACCTTGCTACCAAAGGAATCGACCTCGGTAGAGCCGACATTGAGATTCTTTTTCAGATCATCAATATCAGCCAGAATGGATAACTTGAGAGTTCTTGAACCAGCGGCTGCCATGTTACGTCCATTCCTTTAAAATCTTTGTGAATGCATTTTCCCACTCATTAACCAAATATGGCTGCTCTTTGCGGAGTGTCGGATAGATAAAGTAACCGCGAGAACCACGTCCTTCTTTACCAGACCAGACTGGGAACTGCTTGAACTTGTTAGACCCGAACTCGTAACCGCCCCAGAGTTGTTGAGTCGTGCCACCGCCGGAGAACTTTTGAGACACAAAGCCGAAAGATAGTTCTCCGACTTTGGACGACTTACTCACTCTCGAACCGTCAGCAATCCTTGACGCAGCTCTATTTCTTGCCCCGGAAGCCGTACTAATAATCTTTGATTGCAGATAAGTAGCCAGACCATTGGAGACGCCTTTAGCTTGAGAGACGGCTTCTTCGTCCATCGCCTTGAAGGCCCGGATAATGCCACGCAAGTCAGACTTGTCGTATGCGATCATCTCACTTGCCATTCCGCTGCTCCATAATCTCGATTGCGGTTAATACGTCTTCGGCGGTCTCGAACTCGCTGCGACTTAGACCGGTTGCGATGGCCAAGTCCCAGAGAATTCTATTTAGGCTTCCGACGGCGTAACTTTTGGGCTTTCGTCATCTCCGACCTTTACTTCGACGACTGTGTCGCACCAAATATCGAAAGGCTTGACGGGCTTACCGCCACCCTCGCGCTTCATAGCGTGATACGCCAGAAATAGCAGGTCAGATATTCCTATCTTTTCCTGAGCTTGAGAGACGATAAATCCCGTCTTGTTTTCCCACTTAGCCCACTCTGGCGGTTGCGCAGTGTAGGTCTCAATGGTGCCGCCGTTATATTCGATTGTGATTGGTAATTTCATGCTCCCGATTCCTTATCTCTAGTCTAACGCTGGTGTGGTGACGCAGGTAAATGAAAGTGAAGCGGTTAATGCGTCTGGCGCAGAACCACCAAGTGAAGGGAAGATTGGCTGAACTTCGAACACGTATGCGACGCCTGCAACAGTAAAGAGAACTGAAAGCGGTGTATTTGGTGTAGTAGCTGCGGCGTTCCATAATGCTTCACAAAGTGATGAAACCGCTCCGAAATCTTGCAGCATTTCAACCGCAAAAGTTCCCTGAGAATCTGTCGTGTAATACGCTTTGCCATCGAGGGTCTGATACGTATTAATTGTCGAGTCAATAGTGAGAGTTGCTGAAGTTGCCTGAGCATCAAAAGTGTCACCATCGATGGTGAAAGTGATGTCTCTGCCAGTGATGATTGACGTTGCCATGTTTGCTCCTAGTTTTCTGTGTAGTAGGTGGAGACTTGTAAATCCGACGTAAGGAATTTACCTGTCCCGACTTCTAAAGGTGTCGGTTGATTGACGTTACCGACCACGTATCCGGATGGCATTGCACCCAGAATGCTTATCATCAGCTGCTCCAAGTTATCGAGGGCTGCTGCGTTATTGTTATACGCCACGACGCCGGTCACAGTCAGATTGACTCGAACCTTGGTCACGGCTCCATTAATAAGATTTGGCTCCAGATACGGTGCATCCGGGATTAAACATACGGCCGGAGCAATCAAAGCTTCCGGAATGCCGTTATAGACCGAGGCAACGACCCCTGAAAGGGCAGTCGCTAACGGTGTTCGGACGTCGGCTTCGATTGTCACATTGCCATCGTCTCTACATCGATGAACGGCCCAAGAAGGCCAATAACTCTGTTCGTTAGACTTCTACCGAGTACGAATGGCGAAGGTTGAAAATTGTCGCTCATGATCTGATTGCCCGGAGCAGTTACGGACTGAAATATCTCCACACTTACGACCAAGATGGCCGATTGGATTGGCGCGACGTTCGCGTAAAGTTCTGCGGATGAAGCTCCATCGAGGGTGGCACTTCCGGCCGGAATAATCGTATGGACTACTTGGTCGGCTTCGGCAGTAGCTGCAGAGAACTCAAATCCTGTCACCGAGTGCGTGGTGACTGTATATGTTGCATCTAAATCGCCGCAACCGGCAACCACGACGGATTGACCTACCGCAAAGTAGCATGGCCGGATGGTCGTAAAATAGACGACACCATCTGAAATGCGTGTAGTAGTGATTGCCGATTGGTATTGCGTCAGCAGCGGAAGGATTGTCTGTTCGGCAGAATCAATAATCTGGTCGAGATAAGTATCGTCATAAAGAGATTCAGAGACGCCAAGTATCGCTCGCAGTTGGTCAGCGGTAATGATATTCGGCATCTCTGTTCCCTTCGTCTGCTCGGCTAGTTCGGGAGCGACCTAGCCGATGATTGATTTTCTAATTAGTCCTTATTGAACGCGTATGCGCCAGCCGCAATCTTTGTGGCCGTTGCTCCATATCCATAAACAAGGATTCCGATAGAACCGTCGGAGATGATATTAGTGCGAAGCTCCAAGCGTGGAGACTCGTACCATGTGTATGCGTCACGGTTGATGACGTACATAGAATCGTCACCTGTGCCTGATAGTGCGGTATCAACCCACAAATCGATGCCATTTACTGAACCGCGCAAGCTGCGAGGTTGTGCATTTCCAGCCGCATTTTGCGGAGCGATTGCATTGTAAATTGGTCTTCCGTCCACGTTGAAGCTCATGATTCGGCCCCACATGGCTGGACTCACGACGATTGCGTCTGCGAATTTGAAGGTATTTGAATAAACACTTACGGCACCAGCTGAAACCCATGCAAGCAATTCTGCCGCAGTGATGTCTGTACCATAACCGGTTGCAGTCTTAGTTGCACCAGCGATGATTTGTGCTGAGTTATAAGCATTCGTTGCACGTGCGTATTGTGAAGAAAGATTGCTGATAAGTTCTGTAAAGAACAATGGATCTGATCTGTCAGCGAGTTCGACGGACATGGTCTGAGAACCCTTGAAGGATTTGACATCCACGTTGATGAATTCGGATTCCATAACGGTTGGAGTTACTGGGTCGAGTTCGTCAATCTGGCTTACGTTTGGCAATACCGTAATCTTTGGGATTTGAAATACCAATCCTGCGCTTGGAAGAGTGCCATTTGAAATCGAATCAATTGAGGCTCTTACATTGTCTGCAAGACCATTTACGACTTCGCGAAGTTGGCGTGTTGGAATTAAGCCAGGGTTATCTGTTGATGCAGTAGCTGCAGCGATGAACGCGCGAGATTCTTCTGAACCGCGAGCCGCTTTGACTTGGTGCATGAGATAAGTCTCTGGTGACACGATTGGATTTCGTGCTGCGATGAAATTAACAGGCTTTGGTGCTGCTGCGGCCTGTACTGACTGCGAGGCTTCTACCGTCTCGGCGGCAGGTGCTTCTGTGACGGTGTTTTCCACTTCGTCTCCTTCTGTTGGTGTTGGTGATTCTGAATCATCGGATGATGGCTCAGAAACTTCGTCTGGTGCGGTAGTAGCTGCGACGTTAGAGACGCGAGCTGAATCAAAAGCCGGATTATGTGTTAAGGCAACGCCGACAAGATTGGCAGAATTGACGACCATAGTCCCGTCTTCATTGTGACCAAAGTCGATGGCATTCGCTTCCACACTAAAGCCGTCGCGTAATCCATCCATAGCTTCTTGGATGGCATCTGAGCCAGCGGTCGTCTTTGAGATTTTAAAGGTGGCCATAATAGATTTTCCGTCTGGTGATAACTCCATGCTGAGAGTCTTACCGATTGGACGGGATGGGTCATGCTCTAAGTTAAGTTTGACGTTTGTCGGATTGAGTGAACCGGATTTAAACATCACCTTTCCGGTGGATGCGTTGGCCGGTGTATCGAACGCGACGATTTGGCCCGTGATAGTCCGAGCTTCGGAATCAGCGGCCGTGATGGTGAAGGGAGTGGTGACTTTCATTTAATCATTTCCTCTGCTTGTCGGATTTCATCGACTGTGATGGCTGGATTGCCTTGAGCATCGACGATGGAGTTAAGAGTCTTGTATATGTTGGCACGTTCTAAATCTGAACCGCGTAGATAGTCACTCAGATCGTATTTAACTTCCTGAGACTGAGGAATAAAGTCCGGCATGGATAGACGTTCGGATATTGAAGTCATAAGTGGAATAAGTGAGAAGTCCAGCAAAGTCTGGCGTTGAGTTGTCGCATTTGAATACGTCATACTTGAACCGGTCTCTGCATCGACGTAATAAGCCGGGATTCCCGTAGCGCGAGCGAGTTCTGTCGCCACGTATGAACGGGCCTGATTGAGTTGTAACTTCTCAGGGTCAAAGCCAACAGTTTGAAGTTCAACATCGGCATTAAGGAAAGCCGTTCCGCGAGAACGTCTGGCTGCACCCCAGGAATCAAGTAACTTGGCGATTCGGTCTGCCGGAAGCGCAGTTCCATTTGATTTTAATACCATTGAGGGAACCGGCTCGCGAGCGTACATCGCTGCAGCTCGTTCGAGTTCGGCACCGGTGCGAATAGTTGCACCAGCTCGGTTAAGAAGGCCTTCATCGTTGCCATTGAATACGACAAGACTTCCGATACCGGAATTCGGAACCGGAGTTCCATCGACCATGTAATATTCGATTTCGGATGCGATTGAGTTGGTCTGAATAGTTACGCGAGCAGGTGATACGCGCTGAACACTACGCACCCTGTACGTATCGGCAAATAACTCAGTGATCTGCCAGTACGCATAACCATAAAATAATAAATCTTCACAAGTCCAGACGTATGTTGCGCTTCCGGGAATACGTGGGTCTGGAGTTCGAATAACGCGTGGAGTTGCGTCTTCGATTTCCATACCGGTTGAACGGTCGATGACTTCAAGACCAATCGATGCAATCGATGAGCAGATTATATTTCTGGCTCTGGCTACGGTTGGCACCATCATCGCTTGTTCGCGTGTAGCGGTATTTGCGCCGCCGAAGAAAGGCGTTAAAGAATCAAGAGACGTTACCGGCCCAAGAGAAGCCGAGACATCGTAAGTAGGAGACGGCGTAGCCATTTCCACTTTACGAGTGGCAAAGATGTCAAGTAATCCCATGCGAGGATTTTCTCAGGCGTATATCACTAGCCGACCATTATGTCTGTTTCCGTCTCTGGGCGTGTCGCGAAGTGAGTAACGAGGGCAGTAGCCACTGCAGCGCATACCGCCGCCTGTGATGCTCTACGTCCTATGACCCAGCCCCCATCGCCTCGACGAAGTTGCACCGCCGAAAGCATCTGGGTCGTGAGTTCGTTCTGTTTTCCGGAGTGCTTGAGTCTGCCGGAGTTGATAGCACCAAGCATTTCGTCGCAAGCCTGCGGATAATTCGAATCCATGTCAAAGGTAGGAATACCGGCTGGCACCAGTCGAGAAGCTACGGCTCCGCTTGTTCTCTTGCTATAAAGCAGATACTCAATCGGGAACTTGCGGCAATAAGGCGCGACGTCGTTAGCGATGGCCTTATCATCGAGCTGCAGCGGATTGCTCCAAGTGTGGAGTAATTTAATCATGAAGGATTCGTCGCCTAATTTCTGAGCGGCAATAAGGGCTCCGTGTTTTCTGTCCGGTGAAAGGTCGAGACCAAGCCAAGTCAATTTTTCGACGTCTAACTCGACATCCGGGTCTATGCACTTTTCCCATTCGGCTGCTCCCACGCAGCTAGAAATTGTCTGAACCCATCTGCATAAGACCTCGGTCATAACCACGTCGGCCGGGTCATTGAGCACGGCTTTAATGTTGTCTATGTGAATCGTGTGGCCAAGTGCCGGATTGGCAGCCTGCCAGTTACGGGGATCTGTTATGTCATCGGTTGCAGCCGACCACTCGAAATATCCGATGTCATCCTTGGCTCCTGCCATAGCTGCGAGGCCACGTTCCCGGAACTGGTTGAGAACGACGCTATGCGAGTCTCCGGCATTCGAGAACGCGTTCACTTGCGGATTTTTGGCGGCCATCAGGGTGTAGCGCAAAGAAGCAAAAGATTCGAGTTCGTGCATCTCGCGAAGTTCGTCGAGGTGTACGGATTCGGGCTTGCTTAATCCACGAGCTGCAGAACCGCCAGCCTTGATAACGAACCGGGTGCCGTGAAGAGTCTCAATCTCTTCGTTGCCGTGTTGCCATCGGATTCTCTTGACCTGCTTGGCCAAATCGTCGTTAGCCTCGATTATATTTACGAGCTGCCTAAATTGCTCCAGAGAAGTAACTAACCGGTGAGCTGAGGCCACCTGAAGCGACTCGTTCCAATGGAAGAGCCCCATCGCAATACGTGCGAGCATATAAGTCGATTTCCCAGATTGTCTGGCCACGACGACGCAGTTGATTGGGGTTGCCCATCTCCCGTCGGGTTTGACCTTGAGCGAGTGTTCTGCCACGAACTTCTGCCACGGCATAAACCCGTTCTCATAGATCTGATTGGCAAAGTCTATGAGTTCCGGGCCTCTAGACGGTAAATCATTGAGCGGAGAGTGGATTCTTGGCGTCGGTGAGCCATATAGCGTAGCTGATGACGGCTCTGAAACCGATAGCAGCCGATTTGAGCCTATTTCGACCACGTTGCCACCAGTTGAGTCTTGTTCTGGCTTATTCATGGCTTTGGCTCACGTTTTGAGGTAAATAACGTCCATGGAGAGTCGGGGGTGTTAAAGGTGTGCTAAAAAAGCGACCACCCTTCTTTAAATTACAAGTTCTGCACAGAGTTCGCAGATTGGAATCAACATCGCCTTCTTTGCCCATCAACCGCTTTGGAATGATGTGGTCAATGTGGAGTTGGCCTTCGGTCTCACCACACTGCTGACAGGCGTAGCCATCGCGCTTGAGTATCCGTTCCCTTATCGCTCTCCAACCCTTACCACTACCACCCTTCCACGAGTTAGACATCAGTGGTATCCCTTCGCTAAGAGGTGCCGGTAGGCGTTGCACATCGAACCATAACGATTCTTAATATAGCGAATAGTCCAGTCAATCTGAGAGTATCCATCGAGCCTTCTATACCGCTCATTCTTCATCTGTCCAAGTCCAAAGTGTGACCCGTTACGAGCTGAGACTGACCAAGATGACTCCTTAGTAATCAACGAGTTTAGACATTGGAATTGTTTGTAATCAATAATCCGAGAGTGTGCATATAGCTTGAGATGATCTGTTTGAGTTATCGCTTGGGCTGGTGTAATTGCCGTTATTGAAAGCAAGCCTGCCAATAGGCAAAGCGGTGGCATTAGATGCGTCCGCTCTAGCGAGCAATCCGCCTCAGCGGCTCGCTTCAAGCGATAGCATCGTACCGACGAAGTCAAATACATCGCAAGTATGTGCATAACTTGTACGGGGCTCCTGCGTGTCATCCACCGTTTATTGGTGCCTGTGGATAACTCCTGTGCATAAGTATTTGTCATCTCACGTGGCCCAATCCGCTATTTTTCATCGCTTCGACGTTCTCTTCTCCCATGCCAACGAGTACGCAAGGCATGAAGATTTGCTTGGTCTCACCGTTAGGAGTCATGAACTTGAGATTGGATGGGAGTATCAAGAAGCCGTCTCCCTTTACCCATAACGTATCGAACCATCGAGCTTTAGAGACCTGCACCAAAGCGACCCCATTGCCGTGAGCGATGAACTTATTAGCCCAAGGCGTAACGTCTGAGTAAGGTGGATTGCACCAGACCCGGCCTTCCCAAGGTGTCGCCAATCCGTCATCGATAACACTTAAGAACCGCTTAGCCGGAATCCATGGAACTCCGTTAGGTGGTGCAGATACGTCCATATCGTAGCTGAGGCCGAGAGATGTAAAGATTGTCGGCGGCGTGTAATAGTCGTCCGATGTCCCGTGGTCGATGTCGTCATGACCGAAGTCGAGGTCTAGGCGGTCGCTACTCACGATGATCTGTTCCAACGCTGGCAACGGTTAGAAGCTCGCATTTGGTGCATTGGATTACTTCGACTCCAGGGGGCAAGTTATCCGTAATCTTTCCCTGAATAATCTGACGGGTTATCTTCTTACACTTTCGACATTCAAAGTCTAGCTGCGCCATATTGGCTCCTTTGTAGAGTCTCGATGGGTTGCAAGTTGATTTGACTGACCCACCACGAGTTAGATTTGTCGTGCTTGAATCGTGGCTTCTTGGCCACGGCTACCGGTATCCATCCAGCGATGTAATACTGCGGTGATGTGCCGACTACCAATACGGCGATGTCGGAGTTGCGGTCGGATTCTTTGACAATGAGATGACCATCGCGCCACTTCGTATGCTTGACTTCGATGAACGAAGCCACATCGGCTTGGTCTTTAAAAGTTCCGCAGGTTGGCTCGAAATCTTTGATTCCGAAATACTGCGCGACTGCTATCTCCGCTCCGATGGAGTGTGCGTCTCTAGCAATCCCTTCGTGCAAATCTAGCTGCTGAAAGGATTTATCTACCTTATTCGAGTTCTCCATTGCTCGACGAAAGGCAACAGAACCGGCCGTAAATTCGTCATCTCTTGAGATATTGACGCGAATCACCGGCAGCCTTTGCAGAACCAGATTACGTTTTCAACGGGGTCGCTCTTCTGATAACCCTGTGCGTCTAGTTGCACGATCATCGCGCATTTGTCGCATTGCTCGACTTTATATTCCGCGATGACTTTGCCGTTTTCTAGTAGTTTGGCGGTCATAGTTCTTGGGTCAATCATTTCCATGAAGTCGCTCATACTTGTGGCTCCCATGTTCCTCTTGAAGTGAACACATACCAAAGAGGCTGACATTGTGTGGCCTTGCTCTTTTCCGTGCATGAATAATTTGCCCACGCTTTGCCGGTCTTGGCAGACGTTCCCTCGCGCCAGATACGATGGCCGTGAATGCATTCCGGGGCCGCAGCTACAAGCTCACCGCCAAGTTGGCTGGCAATCTCGTTAAGGGTTGATTTGACTGGCTGGCTAGTAGCCCAAGGGTCATAGTCATCGACCGTTGAAGCGACGACTTTAGCTTCGACGTGTTCAACTTTCTCCATGTCCTGACGTGTAGGCCTTTCAGGCGTACCGAGTAAAAGACCAATCGCGCGACCGATTGCCGAAGTGACAGTATCTTCAACGAAGAAGCGTTTCATTTGCACGTTATAAGTTGCCACGTTGCCGAAGGCGTAATCGATGGCCGATGGTGTTAAATCTTCGTATTCACGATAGACCCGGCACTCGACGAATATGTAACCCTTTTCCGGGTTAAAGTCCACGATCTGATTCTCAATCCGACCGGTGGGATGTGTATCCCAAAAGCGTCGAATCCTTGCAGCTACATCCTCGTAGTTATCTAGGAATCCCATTAGGCCACGACCTTCGATGAGGCGTGGCGTGTAACTGCTCTGCCGCGTTGGTAGCCGTCTTTATGGCCTTCTTTGTATCCGACTGAGTAACTTACGATTGACCATAAAATGCAGGCAATCGTCATGAGGACGAATAGCCCAATCTCGCTGATTGTCATTTTGCTCCCGATTCTGGGAACCGACTACCGGCTCCCGAATCAGAGAGTGACACCTTGGGCTGACATAATCAAGATTCCCGCCTAAGCCTCGGCGTGTCGAATGGCTAAGGGTGGTCTTTAAGATGCTCAATCATCAGCGTTCGGATTTCCCTGACGTCGGCTCTAATCCCCTCGGCAAAGCCGTTAGAGACGGGTCGCGAGTTCTTTTCTGAACGAGCTGCATAAAGGGCAGCAATGCCAGAAATCGTACTCGCTGCGATTAATCCGACCGCCGTGATTGCATCGGTCATTTCCGACCGAAGGTCGCGTCGTTAGGGTTGAGCCAGCGGAGAATAACGGGTGCAACGGATGCCAGACCTGCCATTCCGATGGCCTTTGGGTCTGTAATCCCGGCCAAATAAACGGTGAGACAAGAGGCCATGAAAGACCTAGCCCAAGAGGCTGCTAATGCTTTGAATTCGCTCATAATCCTAGCCTTTCGATAAGTTCAGCGGCTTTCGCTGGAGTTATAGAGATTTCAAAGTGCATTTCGTCAGAACGATGACGGAAATCTCCACCCCACATCATGCCGTACTTCTTGGCCAAAGCTCTCAACATCGGCACTTTCTCGCTTGGGAATGTCCCCTTCTTTCCGAGAGGGTGCTTTGTGGCGTTCAAGTCGATGGCGGTGCCGGATGAATGATTGCTCAGCTTGTCCGTGGCCCCACGAACCATCCGAAAGCAATAACCCCAGTCATCCAATGCACCACCGTCGATGGGCTCAATCAGATCGTTAAACTCTTTACAGAATCCAGCGACCAATGGCGCAACGGCTTTCGCACATCGAACCTTGAGCTTTGTCCCCTCGATGGGAACACTCACTATGCCAATCTCGGCGGCGTCTTTAGACGCGACCCAGTTATTTTGACTTAGTAGCTGACTCATCGGTGGCAATCGGTGTGAAGTGTTCCGCTTCTGGGTTTTCTAACCAAGCCAAGTAACGTTGGTAGTCTGAGTTGTTTTCATCCATTGGAATCCAGTCAACTGTTCCATCAGCATTATCTCTTTTAATTACTTGTCCACCTAATGGTTCTGTATGAGTAACTATTTCATATGTCATATTTATAACTCCGCATTCACTTGTATAAAGCCATTACTACTAGTATCAGAAGCAAGCCATCCACCAAAACCAACGCCTCCCATATTTCCAGTTGAACTAACAGCAAGTAAAACAAAATCTGTATTTGCTTCTTGTAGGGATATTGCCGTAAGATTAGCCAAACCAGTAATATAAACACGATAATTACTAGCACTTCCAGCAAGTGTAGTAGTTGGTGTAGTTCTCATTCTTACTGGTAAATCAAATCTAGCGTATCCATCATTTGCGCCATTTGCGGTAATAGTTGCCATACCATAACCAGTACTTGTTGTGCTTCTGCGATAGCAGTAACGCTGACAAGCGGCTAATTCTCCTTGGAGTGTTGCTGCATAAGTGCGGAACGGCAAAGCCACCGAACCTTGGTCAATTTGTACGCCTGTAATTTCATAATAATCAGCCGCACCTGCGGTGCCTACTGGCACAAAAGTGAACATAGCCACTAATTGAGTCGCAGCCGTTGGCACTGCTGCCGTTACGCTAAAGCGTGTCCAAGTGCTTGTTAGCACATTTTGCTGAGTAACGATGTTATTTGCAGCAGCACCGCCATTAAGTGCTTGGTCCGTTCCAGTACCATAAGCAAGATTGGCTGCTAAATAACTAGATGCAGCAGAATAATTAGCACCTTTTCTAGCGTAGAAAGATAAAGTAATTGTCTTACCAACAAATTGATAAGTATTTATTGTCTCAAAAGTTTGTGCAAAATAAAGTGTGTTTGTATCTGTATTACTAGCAGTTCTTAAATATCTTGTGCAATACTGGATATTAGGTAAATTAGTCGTATCACCTGTCGCTTGGCGTGAGATAGTTGCAGATGAACCTGCCGAACCTAGATAACTCCATCGGTCTGCACCTGTATATTGATTAGTCGCACCTGTATAAGTAGCAGAGGTATTTCTTTGCCATACTTGATAAGCAGAATTGAGAATAGGATTACCAATTGCAGGTGCAGGGCTATAGCGCAATCCTGTTGTGGCGGCACTATCTGCTACGAGTGTGCTTCCATTCGCACCAGCTGCGAGATTGTCGAAAGTAGCTGAGCCAGTTCCTACAATCAGATCACCCTTGGCCGTGATTTCTGTAGCCATTGAGTTGGTGATTGTTACGGTGCCGGATGTTCCACCGCCTGAAATACCAGTGCCAGCAGTGACTCCGGTGATGTCTCCTGCTGCATCAGTTACCCAGACGAAGTCCATATCGGTATTGCTATTCTTCGATAGCACTTGGCCCGTCGTGCCACCTTTAAGGTCGGCCATAGACGTATCTACGGCTTGACCAAAGACTTCAAAATCAGCAGGAAGGTCGGTTACTAAATCTGTCGGCGTTGGCATTTGCCAGCCGAAGTTACTGGTCGGATTGCTCATCTTTTCTCCTTACGCGACGACAGTCGCATCTTGCCATTCGAGAGTTCCCGAGATGGTGTTCCATTTTTCTAGCACTGAGACTTCTTGCCATTTCATAGCTTGAAGGCTAAACGCCAACGGTGAAAGCAAAGCCGTCACCGAGACCGAATTGTACGCTGCCCGGAACGTCCATCCCTCGACGAAACCCAGATAAGTTCCAGCAGACATATTGAGTGGCAAATCCGAGATTCGTAACGGAAGTCCCATAAAGATGTTAATCAAAGAATCCCGGTCTGTGTTATCAATTTCTGGATTGGTCAATTCGTATGTGATCTGATTGAACATCGGCAACGGATAGGCCCGGAGAGTTAAATAGAAGGCTGCTTGCGCATCGGCGTCTGTATGATTCTTTAGGGTCGTCGTAACTATCTGGGCCAGACGTCCATAAATGGCTATCGAATCCGCATCCTCAAAGGGAGTGGTCTCATTGGCTGAGTTGGCCCCGTACTTTAAAGTCACCGAGTTCCGGACGTCTCCAGCTCGTGTCTGGATAGTGATGCCGTTCGATGAAGCCTGAGCTGCTGAAAGGTCGGTATATCCATTAGTTGCAATATAGATACTCCGGTGAGTCGAATCGGCATAACTGATTCTGCCCTGAGCATCCTCATAAATATAACCAAGTCCGGATGTAGCGAGGGCAGAGACCAAAGAATAAACCGTCGTCCGTTCTGCACTTCTAGCAGCTAAGTCATAATTGCCGGGAGTATCAATCTCACCAAGACCCACGTTCTCGGCATTGGCCCAAGTGGTCGCCGGGTCGTAGGTCGCCCACGTTAAAGCGGATGGAACTTCGCTCCAGTTATTGAGAAGCAAATCTTGCAATATATGAAGGATTTGAGTTCCGTCATGAGCTGAAGTTAGTGTCCCATCTGTTAGGGCTTTAGGAAGTCGAGATAGGGCTCCAAGCGCGATGATTGAAATCGTCTGATTGATTCCTACGACGCCGGAACTAGAGACTGAAATAGAGACATCAGTAATCGTGCCACCAAATATCGGAGTGAAAGTCGCAGTTGAGTCTTTAAGTTCGATTGTGACTGAGTCGTTGATATTTATATTCACGACAGATTGGTCAAGATTTATAAGCTGCATATTCACATAACCAGCATTGGCCTGTTCGTAGATATTAGTCCGGCCAGAAGTTATCGTGAGATTGGCAAGCGTAAAGTTGGTGTAAATCGTCCCTTGAATGGTGACGCGCCAGATTGGATTCCAGACTGTCACACTGCGACCAAGTTACTAGAACCACCCGTGCCACGGTAAGCAGAATTGTTGAGGGTATCTACAATCGTCCGAGCAGTAGATTCAGGGTCTATGGCCCCTGTGACGGTCAGATTGACGGTAGGCCCAGAGGCTTTGAGGATACCTGCCAGAGTGGTCGTATCTACGCCAGAACCGTAACCGGTGAAAGCCGTGGTACTTGCCGCAGCCTTAGCTGCAGAACTAGCTGCAGAAGAGACGGCCGAAGAAGTTGAAGATGTTCCGGAAGTAGAAGTCGATGGAACTGCAATCTTTGGGATTGTTGTAGAGGTCGTAACGCCTGAAGTAGAGACCGTTGGCATTTTGACGGTTGGGGCTCCGCTGACTGGAATCGTCGGGATGTTCGGTAAAAGTGGGATGGAGTTGTATTTAGTAATCAGCCAGTTGATAACTCCGATGGCCGCTTCGACCGCAGTCGTGATGGCTCCAATAATGCCGCCGATGATATTAATGACGCCGCCTGCAATCTTTCCTACGATCTGAAGGGCTGCTCCTAAAGTTGTTCCGAGAACCGGTGCCACGTAATCCGCGATTAACTTTCCAAAAGCCAGAAATGCATCCATGTTTTCACCGATGGCATCTTTGACGTATCCGAAGGCTTTAACCAGACCATTCCAGATTGGGGTGAATACGTTGCTCAGAGTTGTACCGAGATTCGTAATATAAGACGTCAATCCGCCAGACTTATCGGAGAAAGCAGTAGATAGCTTCTCGACGATTGGGACGACGTACTGAGTGAAATATCCGACTAACTTCTCCAAGATAGGAAGCAACGCGTAGCCAATAGTCTCTTTTGCTTCGTTGAGTGTGGTCTTAAGAATATCCATTCGACCTTGGAAGGTCTCGGCGTTACGAGCTGCGGCACCGCCGAATAAATCTGAAAGACGTGTCTGGACTTGGGTGAAATCCATCGTCTTAAGTTCAGCCGATGACAATCCAATGCCTAACTTGCCGAGGGCAGTCGTGTTCCC